ATCTTTTTACCATTGTGACACAACCAAAAGTTTGTGTCGTCTCCGGCAACTAAAATATAATCTATACCTGTACAACTTTGAGCTTGAAATTTATTCATTATAGCTGTAAGTGCAGCAGGATTTTTGGTTGAGCATGGTATGATTCTAAAGCATCTACCATTTCTTCTATTTTTATAAACTCTATCGAATAATCGTTCTAACCAAGGGTACATTTCAGAGTATTCCATGAATTGAGCTTGTGCTTCTGGCAACAGATTGTAAATTCCACGACACTTAGTAGCGATATCTCCATTTTCAAGAAAATCAGCTTTCAGGTGTTCATTGTCCTTTATCATCAACGAAATCTTCTTGACTTCTTGGATGGTCTGGCTGAGTTCGGTCATTTTGGTCCAACCCCCTCGTCTCCTTACCTTCTTAAAAGTCTCTTTCGGCTTGTTGATATAGTCCTCCATACTAACTTCTTCCGCAGGTTCTTCTGTTTCCATAATAACCTTGTGGTCTTTCCTAAACTTAGTGAATACTCTGCTTACAGTTTGTCCTTTCGTACAAAGTTCTCCTTCTTTCCCAGGCTTGATCTTCGTGTGTCGATCAGAGTCAAAAGGGTCGATGTCTTTGATTGATTTAGAGCATTCTCCTACTTGTCTGCAATGTCCATAATCCTTAGGCAATTCCTTAGGGCAGGTTTTATTAAACATTGCTACTGGTGAGCAGGGAGAAATCCTAGCATTTTCTAGCCATCCATAACTGTAAAAAGAATAATCATCTTTAATTTCTTGTAAAGCTTTCAAATATTCTATAAGTCGTTTTAATTCTACGTCGGGCACCATGCTAACATTGGTCTGGTACACAATTGGCATCTGATACATGGTAGGTCCCAAAACTTCTACAAAGTCCTGGTCACATATGTCTTCTCGTTTCTCTAGTCTCAGAGGAGTGAACTCACTCTGGCCTTCAGCTTCAAACCATTTCAACTTCTTTTTGTCTTCTTTCCCTAGATCAAGAAAAGAATCCCAAGCATAGGCTAAATGATCAGTGATAGTGATAGCAGCATTTGCAATCAACTCAGGTCCATGGACAGTATAATCCACTGCCATTTTGATAAGAGTCCTAGCATCTAAGTCACATCCAAATATAGCGTTAATGACAGCCAAAAAACTCTCAAGAGGTACTAAGTATCGCTTTTCCCATTCAAGAACCTTGGTGTTAATACTATTTTTAATGTAGTCTGGCCTATCAATAACAAATCTAACCGTATTTCTAACTAAAGGAACAATGTCAACTTTGGAAATGTTCTCGCGTTTGAAGAATTCTGTATACAACTCTCCACGAATAGCTTCTCGAACTTTCCTACCAACAGTGCCTCTCAAGTGCATTGT